CGTAGAGGGGCTTAATGGAACATCTAGACAGGACACAGACAAGAACGTAAGAAAGTATTTTGGAACGCTAAATGATTTTCTGATGACCTCTATGGCTAGTCAGCTTGATTCGTTGTCGTTTATCAACGAGGGTTCGACTAAGCGTAAAGAGTTTTTAGCTAAGTTTCTTGACCTACAAATCTTTGATAAGAAGTTTAAGATGGCAAAAGAAGACTCTGCTATGACTAAGGCAGCCCTAAGAAGACTGGAGGGTACTGACTTTGAGACACAAATAGGCGAAGTAAAGAGAGATATTGTAAAAAGCGAGCTTGGCATCGAATCTAACAAGGCATCATGTTCTGACATCAGAGACACCATATCCGATGCAAACAGAGAAATGGTAGTAATAGAAGCAAAGATTGAATCGGTTCCAGCGGAGATTATTGACCCTGTGATGACTTCGCGAGCTATTAGAACAAAAGAAAAAACAATTCTTGATATTACCTCTAAGAAAACAAAATCCATAGAAGAGCTTAGGCTTAGCGAGGACAGGTATGAAAAGATTGCAAGCTTTGTAGAGAAGTTTGATATCGCTTCGTACATGCAAAAGAAAGAGCTTATCACCCAGAACAAGAAAAAGATAGATGAGCTTATTCACAGCATTAAACTACAGAGCGAAGCAAGAGATAGAAATGTGAAAAAGCAAGATCTATTGAGAGAAGTCCCTTGTGGTTCGCAGTTTCCATCCTGCAAATTCATTAAAGATGCACACCAAGCAGGAGGGCTTATTCAGATTTGTGAGTCCAAGATATCTACTTTCTCAAGAGATGTAAACAAGGCAGGCAGAGACCTAAGAGAAAGCGACCCAGACACCATTGAGAGTCACATAGGTAAATACAATCTTCTTCTTGAGAAGCGAAACGTTTTAGCTACAAGTATTGCTAACAATAAATTGTTTATTGAAAAGGCTGAAAGCTCACTGTTTAAAGAGCAGGTTGAACTTCAAGAACTTGAAAGTAAAAGTTTTGAATATGAACAGAACAAAGATGCAATCGAAAACCTTAAAGATTTAATCTCCTCGCGAGATGAAAAGAAAGTCTTTATTAGAAAGTGTGAATCAAAACTACAAGATTGTGAAAATAAAATCATGGCTTTGCATAAAAGGCATGGTTCTCTAGAACAGAAGCTAAGACACCTAGAAGAGGGATTTGAAGAGTATGAGACACTCAAGGGTGACTTTGCAGCATACCACTTGCTTATGACCTGTTGTCATCCTAATGGCGTATCGTATGAGATTATCAAGGAGCGATTACCATTTATCAATCAAGAGATTGCTAAGATACTTACAAACATTGTTGAGTTCGAGGTCTTCATTACTAATGCTGATGATAAGCTTGATATTCTTATCAAGCACCCGAAGCACGATGCCAGGCCATTAGAGATGGGCTCCGGCGCTGAAAAGACTATCGCCGCGATGGCAATTAGATTAGCCTTTCTTACAGTTTCTAGTTTACCAAAGTCAGACCTATTTATATTAGATGAACCAGGCACAGCCTTGGATGAGGAAAACATGGAAGGGTTTGTTCGAATTTTAGATATGATAAAAGGATACTTTAAGACGGTTATTCTTATCTCTCATCTAGATAGTCTAAAGGATTGTGTTGATATGCAAATCAATATAGAAAGAAAGGGTGGCTTTGCATACGTAAATATTTAGGAGGGCCTATGAACATGGTAGACAAAATAAAAGCAATTGCTGATAAATATACTGAAAGATTTATATCAAGAAAGTTTTTGGCATGGATTACAGCAACAGCGCTTTGTGTGCTCGGTACTGTTACAAGTAGTGACTGGGTTGCGGTTACTTTAGCTTACATTGGATCACAGGCACTAGTTGATCTTGCTGTTAAGTGGAGACATGGCCCGGAGAAACGCGCAAAATGAGTTGGTTAGTTATTAAAAAGTCTCTTAAATCTTGTTGGGTCGGGCTAAAAACTTACTGGCAAGTTCCACTATTAGTTATTTGGAGTGTCGTGGTGTATGTCCTCTCAAAGAGAAACACAGATGCACTAGTTGAAGTCATGGAAGCCAGAAAAGAATCTTATGAAAAACAAATAAACGAGTTAAAAACTCGCCACAATAATGAGATCATAGAGAGAGACAGATTAATAAAACAATATCATGAAACAGTTTCTGCTATTGAGAAGAAGTATGAAGAACAAAAAAAGAAACTGAAAGCAAAAGAAAAGAGAAAGATTAAAGAGATTGTTAGAAAATCCAAAGGAGAACCTGATGTTATCAAAGCTGAGATTGAAAAGAGCTTTGGCTTTGTTTTTGTTGATTAATATCATACCCCTCGCACTACAAGCACAAGAGCAAGAGGAGAGAGGCAGGTACGCAAGACTACTAGAGGGCAACCCCTCGCCATTTAACGCTTGGTGTTTCGACGACTTGGCTTTCGCTTTGATGAAGACTAAATTCGATACTGCAGAAGAGTCATGCCGATTGGCAATCAATAAGGCAGTAGAACAAGAACAGGCAAAGTATTCATTAAAGTTGAAAAATCTAGAACTCCGGTTGGACACTTTAAAGGAAGAGACCGACAATATCCTCTCGATTAAGGACGAAGAAATTAAGAAATTGGAAACAGCAGCCCTGAAGAGACCGGGAGACTATTCAATTTGGTGGGCCACTGCCGGCCTAGCGGCTGGCGTCTTGGGTACTCTTGCTGTTGTATTCGCGGTGAAGTAAGATGGATTATAACGAAATAGCTAAATATGAAAAAGCAATAAAGGAAAAATACGGAAATGAGGCGATTCAAAACCCTAAGAAAAACTGGGACGAAGAAAAAGAAAATAAATACCTGGAAGAACTCAAAACTTTTTACAAGGGGTCTTCTCGCAAAAAGAAGACAGAGAAATCAGAAGGTTTCGAAGTAGTTGATAAAAAGCTCAAAAGCAAAACAGAGAGAACATGCCCAGTGTGCGGTGTATACTCGATGACTTCGAGAGATGACTTATATATGAACAAGTTTCAATGTTGTTGGGATTGCTATATTCAGTATGTCGAGGGCAGAGAAGAAAGATGGAAAACAGGCTGGAGGCCTGAAAGATAACTATTTATATTGTAAACTATTTATATAGAGGATTTTAATACATGGCTACTACTTTAGAAATTGTTAACGCTATATCGCAAGTTCTTGCAAATTCATATGATGGCGCCTTGGATGAAAGCGGAGAACCAGTTAAGATTGGCCTTCGCAGAGAAGAAGGCAACCCGCTTGTTGACCATAGGGTTATGGACGGCTTCGGAGCACACATTTC